CTGAACGAAACCGCTACGCGTGCGTAGCCGTTGCCTGACAACTCAGTGCCAGAGTCATCGTCGTTCATTGATGCTGTTGAAAGACCTAAATAGACCGTTGCCGGCGCAGTAAATGTCGCGTTTCCTGTGACGACATCCAGCACCTTGTTTTCGGCATAATCAGAAAGTGCGCTCATTTTTTACTCCTTAAATACTGGCCTGCCGTTGATAGATTGATTGGATTTGCAACGCCCCTGTGCCGTATGAAGCGCGTTGCTCGTCTTTGCGGATCTCTTCAATGATCCGGCTGAACTTCTGGTCATAAAGTTGAGCGCGCTGGTCATCCATCAGATAGAGGTATGCTTCCACAAGCGCGCCGGTAAGATACGCATCTGGATGACGCGAGAGCATTTGGTTTGATGTGTTTGTGTCTGAAAGAGCGGAAAGGCCGCCAATGTAGACAATTTCTGCGGTGTATCCTGTGTCAGGGATTGGGCGCAGTTTCAACTCAGAGCCGACAACAGAATATGCCTGCGGCTTGCCTGTGCCGGTTGATGGATAAGTGCTGTCCAGCGACACCGGCGACATATATTCAAGAACTGTATTAGGGCTGGTGTTCAGTTTAACTTGGCGGATCTCACGCAGATCGGTAGGCAAACTTGTAAATTCATCACCAGATGTTAAATTTGCTTGGGCGCGCTTCTCTTGGTCACGCGTTTCCAACTCACGCGAAAGACGCGCTTCTGCCAGCGTAATAAAGTCTGGGATTTGGTCGGTGAGATCTGATCTTGCGAGGCTGTTTGCCACCGCAGTTTTCAGTTCTGAATATGTGGTTATTGCCATTACAGCCAGCCCCCGCCTGTCCTAAAATACTTGTTCTCAGGATCGTTCAGCCACCTTGCCCAATCTTTTGGATTGTCGGCTGGGTGTCCAAATCGCTCTTTAAGTTGCAGATAGAGTTGATTGGGGATCTCCGCGACCTTTTGATGGTGGCGCTGGGTGTTCCCAATTAGTTTTCCATACTGCCATTCGTTTGCTTGCCGGCGGTTGCTTTCAATGATGTGGTCAACATTCTGCGTTTGAATGATGGTGGCTTCACCGTCACGGTCAAACTCCATCACCACTTCTTTGCCGGCATCGTCATCTTTTGAAATGATCTTTTTAACTGACATTATTGTCTCCCAGACGAAGAGGGGCGACCGAAGCCGCCCCACTAAGATTAAGAACCGGACAGTCCGATTACTGCCGCGTGCGCCTTAGGCGCATCTGGCATCAGTGTCCATTCACACAGGATTTGGCGCTTGAAGCCATCAGCCAATGTGTTTTCTTCCTGCTCAACGAAGTTGCGGCCGTTCAGCGTGCCAATTGCAACGTGATCAGGGTCGATCAGGTAAACCTTGTCGTTGCTCATAAAACGAGAAGGAATGACCTCAAGTTGACCGAAGTCGTTGAAAAGGATTGAGACAGCCCCATTGAAGGAGATTGGTGAGCGTTCGGTCGTGTTGACCTGATTTGTCACCAAGTTAGTGCCGCTCTGAGTTAGGTCAGAGATGTTGGCGCGATTGCTGGCGGAAGCCACAAGGAGTCGAGGGTTGCCTCCGTCCTCCCAAGCGGCCTGCATCGAGCTGTCAATCTGGTCGAGCGTCAATGCGCGGCTTGTGCCGGTCAGATCGGCGGTGTCAGTGCCATCGCCTGTAGCAAACGCCATGTCTGCAGGTGCATCACCATTGGTGATCCAAGTGATGAGCGATGCAGATTTGCGTGGCTCAGAAGACGAGCGTGCAACGTTGGTGTCGCCGATGGACTTCTCAATGTCTTTACGCAGATCAAGTCCCGCCAAAACGGTTTGATAGGCCACCTCAGATTCGACCCCCGCTTTGCTGACGACCTCAACGGTCTTGCTGATGACAAAACCGCGCGTGCTGATCTGATGGTAATTGCCAAGACGCGACAGGGCTGTAATGCCGGTGTCAGTCATCGCGCTACCTTCGTTGCGGTAGTTGTCAGTTGCGGCAGATGCCAGTTCCTGAACTAGGAACTCTGAGAAAATGCCAGAGTTGGTGCGCTTTTGCGCATTGCTGTAAATTGGGGTCTCATCCGAATCAATTTTTGCAATCGTTTCGGCAAGATCCTCTTTTTCACCAATTTTGGTGACAGAAGTTAAAGTCGCCATGATTACCTCTCTTTAGCGATTGAGTAAAAGATCCACAGCAGAGGCAATTGATCCCTCTTCTGCGTGCCGTTTGCGGAGTTTTTCTCTCCGCCGTGAAGCCACTTCATTCTTTGAGCGTGGAACGCCAGCCTTTGCCATCTTGGGCGCGTTTCGAACCTTTCGCTTTGCCTCTGGGGTCGAAGCGTTGATCTTCGACAACTGCCATGAGTCATAAAGCGCAACAATCGCACGATGATCAGCCGCATTAGCGATCTCATCATCTGTGTATCCAAGCGTCTTTGCGTGGGCGATAAGTTCTGCCCTCTCACTATTCCGGACTTTTTCGTCCTTCCATTGAGGCAGTTTTTGCAACATCAAATCGCTTTGATGTGCCAGATGCTGTCGCATGATTTTTTCATGCTCCCGCGCCTGCTCTTTCGCTACGCGCGCACGCTCAACTTGCACCTTTTGAAGGTTCTCTTTTCGCGTTTGCCAATTCTGGACAAGCCTCGCATATTCCTTCGCGTCAAGGTTCTGATAGGCTTGATCCCAATCAGGCTCTTGACCCAGATCGTTAGTCATCTGTTGCTCAAGTTGCTGAAGCGTTTGACCATACGCATCTCGCAGTTGGCTTGTTTCAGTGCGAACAGCCTCAAATTCTTGCTGTTCAGCCTCAAACGCTTTGCGCGCTTGTGCCAGTTCCTGCGTTTTTCGCGTGTAATCAGCCTCACGCTGATATCCTTTGAGGGCTTCTTCAAGGGTCACATCAACATCTTCGCCGTTCACACGAACGGTGTAGACATCCTGCTCCTCAAATTCGCCCTCATCAAAATCAGGGTCGGCTTGATCTTCTTCTTCCGCGTCCGCCTCGTCCAAGTCATATTCTTGAATGTCATCAGCATCTGCTTCTAAAGGCATCGCCAGATCGGCATCTGTAATTGCTTCATCTGGCGGCATGGCATCCTGCTCATCAGATTGTCCCTGTGGGGTCTGCATAAGAAGGCTGGCCGCTTGTTCGATTGTTAAAGAATTGGTTTCCGCATCGGGTTGAACCATAATTAACTCCATATTTTAAGGTTTAAGACGTTCCTTCGCGAGTTTGCCGTCCTCAAGGACTTGCCTGAAGTGTCCCTTGAGAGCGTCAAGTGCTTGCAAAAGCCGGTAGATGTGTTCGCGTGCTTCGGTGTCAGTGATCGCCGACTCTTTCCACGCTGTCACAAATTCTCTGTCGAGCGTTTCAAACGCTTCGACGATAATAGGGTCGCGCAACAAAGCCTCTGCTTTTGCGGCACGATCCACCTGCTCACGCAGTTTTGGTTCGTTCATTTAGAGTTTCCTGAAGCCTGTCAGACTCATTGGTTTGCGGTAAATGTCCGGACGATAGCCGTACAACTCCACAAAGCGCCGGTTCGCGGCGTCAAAATCAAAACCAGCAGGAAGATTTGCTGGCGCTTGATCTAATCCTGTCTGGCGGTAATAAATGCCGCTAGGTGCAGGATTAACTGGTGTGACCACGCCGCCTGTCGTGCCTGTATCCATGCGGCAGGCGTTCAGATCGGGGTCAAAAATATATCCGTCAGGGCAACGCTGTGCGCCTGTCATCGGGTTTGTCTCTGGCGGCACAACCTCATCATTGCCGCCAAACGGCTCTGCTGGCGGATTTACAAGATTGGCATATTCGCCAGTGTAATCAGGGTCTGGCATACCGGTGTAAGTCACCATGCCAAGTGAGTTATTCAGGTTGAGCGTGCCTAATCCAGCCGGCGCAGAAATGTTGCCGGTTTCAGGATCAATCATTGCACCATCAAGCGCCAACATCCGGCCATATTGTTCGCCTGCTGAAACGCGGGGATCTTTGCCGGTAATAAATCCGACATACTTATCGACAAAACTTGGGTTCGGTGATGGCAGTGCATCATAAATGTCAGCGCGCGTGCTGATAGCCAACTGCGCCAATTCATCGGTCACCGGCTGACCCGCCATGTAATACTGGTCGCCCTGCAAAACAGGGGCTTGCGGCAGTTTGCCAACTCCCTTGACGCCGCTATCGACCATCATGGCCGGCGTGTAATCGCTGGCCAAAACAATAGGCTGGTCAATATCGACCATGTTTGCATCTTCCATCGCCAGCCGCGCGGCCATCTCCGCAGGGGTTTCGGCTTGGTTTGGAAACGATGGAGCAACCGAAGTGCCAAGAGGCGTGTTATAATCAATATTATAACTTGGGACGCCTTGCGTCAGATTGTTCTGCAAAACTTGACCGGCCAAAGAGATGGGCTGAACGCCGCCAAAGTTGACAGTTTTTGATGGCAAGGCGCGGCCGTCAAGGTCATAACTGTTATAGGTCAATGACCCACTTGCTGGGCTTCCAGCGCCCATGTTCTGCGGTGTTGTCCCCGCATATGCGTTCACGTTCCCGCCCAGCATCGCATTCAATTCAGCGTCAAGGGCGACCTTTTCCGCTTCGGTCATCGGCGTTGCGTCTGCCGGCATCCCAAACGCCGCCGCAACTGGCGCGGCCGCTTTGTAAGTCTTCTCCATTGCCAGCGCCTGTTCGGCCGCTTTATTGACTAGAGATTGGCCAGCTTGCGTAAGATTGCCTGCGTTGTTAACCGCGCCGGTTTGGTAATTGTCGAGCGCATTTGCAACCGCGTTTTGCTGTGCGTATGAAGAACCGCCACCTTTTGCGACCGCTTCCGCCGCCGCAACTGCGGCCGTCGTTTGCTCTGATGTCGCATCCTTTAGCGCGCCATAGTTTGCGCCCTGTCCCCCAGCGCCATCAGAGTAACCAATAGCGGCGTCTTTGGATGTGCTACCTGTTTTTGATACGCCGTCGACGCCGAAGGTTGTGCCTTTTTGCTCTTTGTCGTCTTGACCGCCAGCGCCGCCAGCATCACCGCCGTCAGAGCCAAAGCAGAACATTCTTTGTTCCATCATGTCAGCGAAATCAACGCCGTTTATCATGTCACGAAGTCGCATTGCCTGACCTCTCCTTTGCGGGGCGATACCAGTGTCCCTTCACGCCTTTTCCAAAATATTTGATAAAATGTTGTTGAGTTTGGCGCACCATTTCACGGACAGACCCGAATGGGGCGACAATGTCTGGGAAAAATATATTCTCGCCAGACTGCCAATCATCAGCGTTGATGCGCCGCTTTCCGCTCACTAAATCTTCAAGCGCTTCATCGCTGACATAGGCGTAGGTGATAACACCCACCACATCATCATTTCTGCGAAAAACTAGCGCTTGGTTCATTGCGATGGGCAACAGGAAGGTTTGAACAACTTTGTCAAAACTCCAGTGACCATACTTTTCCGATGCGGCTAATAACTCGCAGACTTCGCCAAATTCACTCATGCGCGTGGTAGGTTCGTGCTGATCTCCGCGTCCGTTAATGCTTTCGCAACACGGAGTTGGGACTCAGCGGATAGTTCTTCTCGACGGAGTTGAAGTTCCGCCACCATCTTTTCACGCTCAAGCGCAATCTCTGCTTCCATCTTCGCCTTCTTCAACTCAAAGTCCTGCTGGATTTTAATCAGTTCAGGGCTTGGCTGTTGTTGCTGTTGCGCTTGCTGTTGAGCCATCTGTATTTCTGCCGGATCTTTGAAGTAGCGCGAGGCGTCCTTCAAACCGGCAAGTTCCACATATTGACGAAGCGTGTTTGCATACTGCTCCATCGACACGAGCGGATTGTTTGCGCCAAGCGTCTGCAGGATTTGCTCTTGCTTGACGATGATCTCCATCAGGCGACCCATCTTTTCGGCTTCATCCATCGTGCCAAGACCAACGTTGACCGTGATGTCAAAGCCTTCAAACTCGCGCGGATCAATCGGCACAAATTTGTTTCTGAGGCGAATAACACGCTCTTGCTGTTGATAGGTTGAGACCAGTTTCAGCACGATGCGATAAAGGTCTTTCATGCCTGTCTCTGCGATTGTTCGACAGATGCTCTCGATTTTCTGGCTTGCGCCCTTAACTGTGGCCGCAACAGCCGCCGCCGTTGACGATTGCAGAGCATTTGGGTCAAGGCCGGCGCTGTGCTTTGAAATGCCGGTGCGTTGCTCTTTGACCTCGTCAAGATAGCGCATCAAGGGCTGTATTTCGGCGCCCACGCCGCCAGTGTTGAGCGGCTGAACAGCGCCTGCGGAGCGGGTGCGGATAATGCCCCCAGCCGACCCATCCAATAAATCATCGATGTTGACCTGACCCTCGACAGCAACGATGCGCGGCATCACGCTCAAATAAGTGCTGTCCAGATACTGGCGCATCAAGGTGGATTTAATCACCTGAAGGTCTTTGGTTAGGTCAAAGATTGACCGGCCAATAAGACGGTGCGGCATCAGGATCGGGGAGATCACCGCAAATGGGATATAGTCGATGATATCGTTCTCAAGAACATACTCGCCAGACTCGCCGATTGACAGAACGCGGCGCAAT